ACAGCTGATGGAGAAGTATTAGTTCTTTATGGGCAGGATAGTTATAAATTAGCAAATGCTCAAGCAGCACAACCACCTTCAGATTTACCAAACCACGTTGCACAATTTAGTTGGCTAGCAGCTAAAGTAATTATATTAAAGAATGCAACTTCTTTTACTGAAATTGAAAGTGCTTATGATACTGTCTTTACTCCTTCTGCAGCAGGTGTGCACAATGACTTAAGTGGTTTACAAGGAGGTACTGCAAATGAATATTATCACTTAACAAGTGCAGATTATACAGATAGAGTATCTAAGACTTATGTTGATGGAAGTTTAAATGTAAGACCTTTAACAACAACTGTTAATGCATACAACATTATTCAAGACACTTCACTTTATAAAACAAGATTACAACTTGATGCTTCAATAGTTAGACTTGACGCTTATAATAAGATACAAGATACATCAGTTTTATTAAGAGCTTTAACTTCAGATGTTAATGCCTACAACATTATTCAAGATACATCACTTTATAAAACTAAAAATCAACTTGATGCTAGTATTGTTAGAATTGATGCATCTTTATGGAATCAACCATCTGGTGTTTCAACATTAGGTGCACTTGGTGATGTTTCTATAGGAAATGAAGTTAATAATCAAGTGCTTACTTTTGATAGCGATGGTTCAGTTTACATGAACAAAACTATGATTGATGCATCTTTCTATGAAGTTATTGATGCAGCAACTTTATTCTTACCTTTATTAAAAGCTTCAGATGCTTCATTAGCAACTGAAATAACATTTAATACAACTGTAGGTACTGTATACGGTTCACCTACAGAATTAACTGGAGATATTACTATAAGTGATACAGATGCTTTATTGGGTTGCGTAAACTTGATTATACATAAAGATAGTTCACTTTCATTTCCTGCGGGTACTAAACTTCTAGGAGGTACATATGTAGCTGATGTTAGTAATTTTATTTATATGCAATATTTAGCACCTTCAAGTTATGTTTATACAATTAATCAAATCCAATAATTATGTTAAGAAAAGGAATGATGGCAAGTACTATAAATAGAGGGGCCACTTGGACTAACCTTTTACATTGGTATTCATTCGATGAAGCGGAAGGAAATTTAATAGACTTACATGGAACAGACGATGGTGTTTTAACGGGTTGTACACAGGGATCAACAGGTAAGATAAATGATGCTTATACATTTAATGGATCAAGCGATCTTATAACATTAGGAACGGGAATAGTAGTAGGCTGGAACGATTTTACTTTTGCTGGTTGGATATATCCTACTGACGCATCAGGTGGTATTATAGGTGGAACGGAAGGAGCTTTTGAAATTACTTTGTATCCTGATTATCATCCAAGAGTAATGTTGGCTGGTGGAGCAGGGACTGACGTACCATTACTTACTCTGAATGCTAATGAATGGAATTTTTTAACAGTATCTAGAGATAATCCTAATATAAGATATGGTGTCAACGGTTCCTATGAAACTGAAGTATTCGATACGCTGTTTGATGGTACAACAAATGAAATTGGAGGAACTGTAAGTGTTTATGGATGGCTAGCTGGTATGTTTGATGAGTTTGCATATTTTAGTGATGCTAAATCTGATGAATATTTAACTGCTATGTATAATTCGGGTAATGGTAAAGCATATTCAGATGGTGAATAAATATAGAATAAAAATTTAAAAATAAGAAAATATGTCAGATAAACTTACGACATGGAATAATAAGTTATTTTCATATAATGGCAAGTATATAAGAACTACAGTTACAGATGCTCCTACAATTTATTCAGATAATTTTGAAACAAGAAGTAACGGTGCTTTAGCAGGACAAGGATTATGGGTTCAAGAGAAAAATACAATAACAGTATTTACATCTACGAATCAAAGAGTTCGTCCAGGAACTGCTGGTGGAGAAATTGCTGTTTTTTATAATGTAGCAGTTGATGGTGATCAGTGGTCTCAAATGACATATTTAGGAGGAATTTCTGGGTATGCAATTGGACCAGCAGTAAGATGTCAAGGAGGTACAGGATATTATTATGGTTGGTATTCATCTGCAACAGCTTCTTATATTTTTAGAAATGAAGGCGATGATTGGTATGAAATAGGTGATGGAGATAATAGAGGTACTGCTTGGACATCCGGAGATGTAGTAAAATTATCAATAAGTGGATTTACTTTATCGTGTTATAGAAACGGTGTGTTAGATACAACAGTTGGTAGTACCGGGCAAGTTGAAGATATAGATTTTACACGTTTATCTGGTGGTTATGTTGGCATAACAGGGTATTCTGATAGTACTAGTGTTTATGGTGATACTTGGTCTGGTGGAAGTCTTTAATTTTTTTCCTTTTATTTTTCAGAGTAATCTTTTATTATATAAAAGATAAATTTAGTGTGAATAAATAATAAAAATTATGTTTTAATGTCTATATCTCGTTTATTTACTAAAATTGTAGGTTCAACAAATATAACATTTAAAAATACTGAATCACTTAGTATTTCAAAGATTGTATTTTTCAAAGAAACTGGACTTACTGGAAATTGGCTATCTAAACAATATAGATATTCATATGATAATATTATATGGACTAGTTGGAATACTCTTACTCAAAATGCTTTAGCAAATATAGGTTTTAATGACCGCCCTATTTTTTGGTTAGAAATAATCTATACTAGAGAAAATTATACTACAGCAGATATTGATGATTTTTATCTGTTCTATGATGGAGCAACAACTGTTGCCGATACAAGTACTTTAATAGATGCAGATTTATTAAATGGACACGCAGGCATATATTATTTAGATAGTACTAATGCATACGGCCCTGTCCCAAATGTTCATGTAGAAAATCTTCCTTTAAGAGATACATCTACTGGAGGTATTTATGCTTACAGAACAGATGGTACTTTATACAGCACTTTTTATTTTAAAAGTATTGGTGGAACTGGAGGTATTACTGTAACAGATGCATCAGATGCAGGCGGAAATAATATGTTAATGATATCTGTAAATGCTTCTGTTGGAGGTGGTGCAAATATTGGTGACGGAGATGCTAGTATTTATTCTCATTTAGATACAGGAATTTTACAAATGAGAGAACTTAAAGGAAGTTCTACAATAGACATTTCTCCTTCTGACAATATTGTTATTATAGATTCTAGCGGATTATCAACTATTCAATATGTAGATAGTTCTATATCTGCAGCTGTTGGTGCAGTTGATTCAAGTTTAGTTACTTATGTTAACACCTACAATATAATTCAAGACACATCATCTTATAAAGTTACAAATAGATTAGATGCAAGTATAACAAGAATTGATGCATCAATATCAACTTTTGTTCCTGCTATAGGAGGTTCATTTACGGGACCTGTTGGATTCGGAACTGCAAAAACAGCAGGTTATGCTTTTGATGTTTCGGGTAATGTTAAATTTGATAATGGTATAATTTACTTAGATAATACACAAGATAATGCTGAGAGATATACTATTAGTAATGATAGAGATAGAGTTACAGCTGGCACAAATTCTTTATTCATTACACCACTTACAAATCAAAGTCGTTTGTATTTCGGTGCTGCAGGACAGGTTTTTGAGTGGTTGGATATGGAATATGTTACAACCTTAAGGAATGCACCAAATTTAGTGTTTACTTCTGCAGGAAAATATATAAGTTGGGTAACTAATTATACTGCAATTACAGTTGGTAATGGAGGGGGTGGAACTCCGCCTACTACACGAACCAATTTAATGGATTTTAAAGTTTGGGATTCTGGTTCAGGTGGTGGTTTTTCATTTTATGGTTCAAATACTTCTAGACCTTTTTTATTCATTGATGGTAGAGTTGGATATGGTAATGTAGGTATTGGAAAAGTAAATCCAAATATACTTTATAAACTTGATGTTTCGGGAAATATAAATATAGATGGTTCTATATATCAAGATGGAAGTTTAATAAATTATTTTCCTACAATTGCTAGATTAAATTCTTATAACGTAATTCAAGATACATCTCTTTATAAAGTTTCAAATAGACTAGATGCTAGCATTGCTAGACTCGATGCTTACAATCTTATTCAAGATGCTAGTATAGCTGCATTCGAAACAAACGATGTTACATTTGCTTATGTTGATGGTTCTATTGCATCTGCAGTTGATGCAGTTGATTCAAGTTTAGTTACTTATGTTAACACTTATGTTGATGCTTATAACAACATTCAAGATACTTCATCTTATGAAGTTACAAATAGAGTTGATGCTTCTATTGCTAGAATAGATGCTTCATTACAAGCAATTCCTTTAAGTGTTTCACAAGCTTATGTCGATGGTTCTATATCTGTAGCAGTTAATACAGTTGATAGTTCTTTAGTAACCTATGTTGATGCTTATAACAACATTCAAGATACTTCATCTTATGAAGTTACAAACAGACTAGATGCTTCTATTGCTAGAATAGATGCTTCATTACAAGCAATTCCTTTAAGTGTTTCACAAGCTTATGTCGATGGCTCGATTTCTGCAGCAGTTGATGCAGTTGATTCAAGTTTAGTTACTTATGTTAATGCTTATAACAACATTCAAGATACTTCATCTTATGAAGTTACAAATAGAGTTGATGCTTCTATTGCTAGAATAGATGCTTATCAACTTATTCAAGATGCTAGCATAGCAGCATTCGAAGCTAATGATGTTACAACAGATTATGTTGATGGTTCTATATCTGCAGCTGTTGATGCAGTCGATTCAAGTTTAGTTACTTATGTTGATGCTTACAACATTATTCAAGACACTTCAGTTTTATTAAGAACTACTGCAGCTTATGTTGATGGTTCTTTAGCAACTCGAGACACAGCAATAGGTTTAAGAGCTTTAATTTCAGATGTTAATGCATACAACATCATTCAAGATACTTCATTTTTATTAAGAACTACTGCAGCTTATGTTGATGGTTCTTTAGCAACTAGAGACACAGCAATAGGTTTAAGAGCTTTAACTTCAGATGTTAATGCTTATAACAACATTCAAGATACTTCATCTTATAAAGTTACAAATAGACTTGATGCTAGCATAGCAAGAATTGACGCTTATCAACTTATTCAAGATGCTAGTATAGCTGCATTTGAAACAAATGATGTTACATTTGCTTATGTTGATGGTTCTATAGCAGCAGCAATTGATGCGCTGGATTCAAGTTTGGTAACCTATGTTGATACTTATAACATATTTCAAAATACAAGTATTCTTTTAAGAGCATTAATCACAGATGTTAATGAATATAACATAATTCAAGATGCTAGCATAGCTAATCTAGATGCATCAATTAGTAGTGTTGGTATTTCACAAGATTATGTCGATGGTTCTATATCTGCTGCAATTAATAAAGTTGATGCTAGTATAGCTAGAATAGATGATTATAACAACATTCAAGATACTAGCATTCTTTTAAGAGCTTTAAGTTCAACTGTTGATGCTAGTATATCTAGAATTGATGCTTATAATAACATTCAAGATACAAGTATGCTCTTAAGAGCTTTAACTTCAACAGTCAATACATACAACACTATTCAAGACACTTCATCTTATAAAGTTACAAATAGATTAGATGCTAGTATAGCTAGACTTGATGCTTATAATAACATTCAAGATACTTCATCTTATAAAGTTACAAATAGATTAGATGCTAGTATAACTAGAATTGATGCTTATAACAATATTCAAGACACTTCATCTTATAAAGTTACAAATAGACTAGATGCTAGTATAGCTAGACTTGATGCTTATAATCTTATTCAAGATACAAGTATGCTCTTAAGAGCTTTAACTTCAGATGTTAATGCTTATAATATTATTCAAGACACTTCATCTTATAAAGTTACAAATAGACTTGATGCTAGTATAGCTAGACTTGATGCTTATAATCTTATTCAAGATACAAGTATGCTCTTAAGAGCTTTAACTTCAGATGTTGATGCTTATAACAATATTCAAGACACTTCATCTTATAAAGTTACAAATAGACTTGATGCTAGTATAGCTAGACTTGATGCTTATAATCTTATTCAAGATGCAAGTATTGCTACATTTGAAGCAAACGATGTCACGTTTGTTTATGTTGATGGAAGTTTAGTAACTAGAGATATAGCAATTAATACTAAATTAGATAACACTACAGATACCTTTACAGGTATTCTTACAATAGATGGTTCTTTAATATTGCAAGGTGATTTTTATCTAGATGGTTCTGCTTATACTGTAAGTTCAACACAAATTGATGTTAGTGTAGATTTTATTACGTTAAGAGTAGGAGCAGTTGCAGCCATAGCAGATGGTTCAATATCTGGTATAAAAGTAGAAAAAGCAGATGGTGTAACAAATGTTATTCTTGGAACTGGTCCAGATGCTATAATGAGAGTAGGTTGGGAGGGTGATACTTTAGTTGCACTAGCAGCAAGAGAAGATGCGCCAACAGATGGTTGGTATGCATACTGGGATGATAGTTCTTCAATGTTTAAGACATATAATCTTAGGGGATATATTGATTCAAGTTTAGCATCTAGAGATGCTTCAATATCTGTAGTGTTTACAAAAAATAACATACAAGATTCTTATAATCTCATTCAAGATACAAGTTTATATAAAGTTAAGAATAGATTAGATGCTAGTATAGTAAGACTTGATGCTTATAACAACATTCAAGATACAAGCATGCTTTTAAGAGCTTTAACTTCAACAGTCAATACATACAACACTATTCAAGATACTTCTTCTTATAAAGTTACAAACAGAGTTGATGCTAGCATAGCAAGAATTGATGCTTATAATATAATTCAAGACACTTCATCTTATAAAGTTACAAACAGACTTGATGCTAGCATAGCTAGACTCGATGCTTATAACTTAATTCAAGACGCTTCATCTTATAAAGTTACAAACAGACTTGATGCTAGCATAGCTAGACTCGATGCTTATAACTTAATTCAAGACGCTTCTATAGCTGCATTTGAAACAAATGATGTTACATTTGATTATGTAGATGGTTCTATTGCAACAGCAGTTGATGCAGTCGATAGTTCACTTGTAACTTATGTTGATTCTGAAATTAGCTCTAAAGTTGATGCAGTCGATAGTTCACTTGTAACTTATGTTGATTCTGAAATTAGCTCTAAAGTTGATGCAGTCGATAGTTCACTTGTAACTTATGTTGATGCTTATAACAACATTCAAGACACATCTATTCTCTTAAGAGCTTTAACTTCAACAGTTAATGCTTATAACACTATTCAAGATACTTCTCTTTATAAAATTACAAACAGATTAGATGCTTCTATTGCTAGACTAGATGCTTATAACTTAATTCAAGATGCTTCTATAGCAGCATTTGAAACAAACGATGTTACATTTGCTTATGTTGACGGTTCAATATCTACAGCAATTAATGCAGTTGATAGTTCACTTGTTACTTATATAGATGCTTACAACATCATTCAAGATACATCTATTCTTTTAAGAGCTTTAACTTCAGATGTTAATACTTATAACGTTATACAAGATACATCACTTTATAAAGTTTGGAATAGGCTGGATGCTAGTATAGCTAGAATAGATGCTTCATTATGGCAACAAACAATTCCTACTGATTTCTATTCACAAACTTATGTTGACGGTTCACTTGCAACTAGAGATGCTTCTATAGATGTTAAAGTTGAAACTGCTTCTAACATAGGAACTGGAGATGCTAGTGTATTTTCTGCAAAAGTTGGTAATGATTTACAATTTAAGAAATTAATTGGTTCTGGAGCAGCAATAGTAACAGATGGTGTCGATACAATCACAATTAGTTTAGATGGAGAATTTGCTGGAGAAGTTAACACAGCTTCTAATTTAGGAACTGGCAGTGGTTTATATGCTCAAAAAATTAGCGATGATTTACAATTTAAATCTCTTAAATCAACATCTACAACTGTAAACTTAACATCTGATTCAACCCACATTTATTTAGATGTTTCTTTAGGTATTCAAGATGCTTCTATAACAACATTGAAAAATTATAACTTAATTCAAGATACTTCAGTTTATAAAGTTTGGAATAGGCTGGATGCTAGTATAGCTAGAATAGATGCTTCATTACAAACAATTTCTAGTATTTCTCAATCATATATCGATGGTTCAATATCTACTGCTGTTACTGCTGTTGATAGTTCTTTAGTAACTTATGTTAATGCTTATAATATTAAACAAGACACATCTATTCTTTTAAGAGCTTTAACTTCAGATGTTAATACTTATAACATAATTCAAGACACTTCTCTTTATAAAGTTACAAATAGACTTGATGCTTCTATAGCTAGAATAGATGCTTACAACATTAAACAAGATACATCTATTCTTTTAAGAGCTTTAACTACAACAGTTAATGCATACAACACTATTCAAGATACTTCATCTTATGAAGTTACAAACAGACTTGATGCTAGTATAGCTAGAATAGATGCTTCATTACAACAAATAGCTGGATTTGAAGCTAATGACGTTACATTTGCTTATGTTGATGGTTCTATTGTTACTGCTATTTCAGCAGTTGATAGTTCACTTGTTACTTATGTTAATGCTTATAATATTATTCAAGATACATCTATTCTTTTAAGAGCGTTAACTTCAGATGTTAATGCCTACAACATTATTCAAGATACATCTATTTATAAAGTCACAAACAGATTAGATGCTTCTATAGCTAGAATTGACGCTTCTTTACAACAAATAAATGTAGGAGATGCTACAAAAGTTTATGTTGACGGTTCTTTATCTACTAGAGATGCTTCAATAGCTTATAATTTAAGTTATATTAATAATCTTATATCTGAAACTCCTGCATTAAACGAAATAGCAATTTTTGGAGGAGACGGGTCAATATACGGAGATTCTAATTTAAAATTTGTTGGTACTGATTTATCTATAAATGGTAATGTAATAGTATCTGGAACATTAGGAAATTCTTCTACTCTTGTTAATGCAATATGGTTAGAAAATGCAATTAATTTTATTGATGCCAATGCTCAAATATGGAAAGATGGAGCTAATAATTTAACATTCAAAGATACTATAGGAGGTACTATAACTCTTTTTGAGTTAACAACGCAAGGAAATGCTTATAATACTATTCAAGATACATCACTTTACAAAGTTACAAATAGATTAGATGCTAGCATAGCTAGATTAGATGCATACAATATAATTCAAGATACATCATTTTACAAAGTTACAAATAGACTAGATGCTAGTATAGATAGAATTGATGCTTATAACAACATTCAAGATACATCACTTTATAAAACTAAAAACCAACTTGATGCTTCTATTGATAGAATTGATGCATCATTACAAGCAATTCCTTTAAGTATTTCACAAGCTTATGTGGATGGTTCTATATCTGCTGCAATTAATAAAGTTGATGCTAGCATAACTAGAATTGATGCATATAATACAATTCAAGATACATCACTTTACAAAGTTTCAAATAGATTAGATGCTAGCATAGCTAGAATAGATGCATACAATGTTATTCAAGATACAAGCATTCTTTTAAGAGCTTTAAGTTCAACAGTTGATGCTTATAATATTAAACAAGATACTTCAACATATAAACAATTTAATCAAATAAATTCTTCTATTGCTAGGTTTGATAGCTATCAAATTGTTAATAATGATGGAAAGGCAAATACATCTTATGGTTTCTATGCAGGAAATAGTATTACTAGCGGGGTTTTTAATACATTTATGGGCTATAATGCAGGAACTACAATAACAACGGGAGGATCAAATACTGCAATAGGTGGATATGCAATGTTTGATGCAGCTTCGGGAGCAAATAATGTTACAGCAATTGGACTTAATACTGGATCATATGTTAAAGGGAATGCTCTTGAATTAATAGGACAGCAAGCTGGACTATATGCTACAGGAACATATTCTACAGTAATTGGATTTCAAGCTGGTTATTATGTTACGAGTAATAATATTTTTATAGGAAAAGAATCAGGAAAGTGGAGTATTGGAGGACAGAATGTATTTATAGGTACTGCAGCAGGAAAAGGTTATGATAGTTCAGTTTCTACAGGTACTTATAATACAGCAATTGGATATAATGCGGGTATTAAAATTGCAGCTGGAGGTGGTAATACATATGTTGGTGCTCATGCTGGAAATGATAATTCAATAGGTGTATATAATGTATTTTTAGGTTATAATTCTGGAGGACAAGAATATGGATCTAATAAACTTTATATAGCAAATAGTAATACAACTACACCATTAATTTATGGTGAATTTCCTAACACATTAGTAAGAATAACTGCTGATTTAGAATTAATGAATACTCCTACTGATCCATCTCATGCAGCAACTAAGGATTATGTGGATAATATTGACATTGTTACTTCATTAGGAGAGCTTATAGATATTTCTATAGGAAATGAACTTAATAATCAAGTATTAGCTTATGATACTGATGGTTCAGTTTATATGAACAAAACATTATTAGATTCATCTCTTTATAGTGTTATAGAAGCAACGGATTTATTTCATTCGCAAGAATATATAGACGGTTCTTTAGCTAGAATAGATGCATCTTTACAACAATTAGGTGGTGGAGGTATCGGAGATGTTACTAAAGTTTATGTTGACGGTTCACTTGCAACTAGAGATGCTTCTATAGATGTTAAAGTTGAAACTGCTTCTAATATAGGAACTGGAGATGCTAGTGTATTTTCTGCAAAAGTTGGTAATGATTTACAATTTAAGAAATTAGTTGGATCTGGAGCAGCTACAGTAACTGATAGTACTGATACAATTACAATTGGTTTAAGTGGTGAATTTTCTGGCGAAGTGAATACAGCTTCTAACTTAGGAACTGGAGTTGGTTTATATGCTCAAAAAGTTAGCGATGATTTACAATTTAAATCTCTTAAATCTACATCTACAACTGTAAACTTAACATCTGATGCAACACATGTTTATTTAGATGTTTCTTTAGGAGATATAGATGCTTCTATTTATCAACTTGCAAACAGATTAGATGCTTCTATAGCTAGAATAGATGCTTCTTTACAACAATTAGGTGGTGGCGATGTATTGTTATCAGGCTCTCCTGCTAATACAAATATAGCTTATTTCTCAGATGCTACTACTATTACTGGAGGTTCAACATTAGTGTGGTCTGGTGGAGCTTTACAAGTTAATGATACAGTAAAAACTAATAATATAAATGAGCTTAGTGGTACGGCTGGTGTTACTATAGAAGGTAATTTACTTAAAGATAATTTAATTTATACTAACGATCTTTATCTAAATAATAATTCTGGAATAATTCATAATGCTAGATATATTTATTGGGGAGATGATGGTGATTGGGATACTTATTTTGTAGAAGCAAGTGATGATATATTAGCATTATATGTTGGCGGACAAAATAAAATGCAATGGAATGGTCAGCAAATTAATCAATCAACTATAGGTGCGTTAGGAGCAATAGATGGCTTTAATGTTCAACATAGTGGAGATACTACTGATGGCGCTCATATAAATTTAGTACATTATAGAACTACGGGTTCTACATTAAATGATAACGATTTAATGGGAGTTATTTCTGGATGGATGTATAATGACGCAGGAACTCCTGAATTAACTCAAAGTTCAAAAATAATTTTTAAAGCAACTGATACAACAGATGGTACTGAAGATGCTGTTATGCAATTTCAAAATATAGTAGATGGTGCTTTAAGTAATACTCAATTAGAAATAGCAGGAACTTCTGCTACACTTCATAGTACTGTATCTCTTAGATTCGGTGATGCTAATGTTTATATTAAAAGAAGTGGAGCTGATTTAGTTTTTTATGATGCAGCAACTGGAGAAGTTGCATTAAATACATTAAGTGGAGGTGTTGCTGGTGTTTCTAAAACGTATGTTGATGGTTCACTTGCAACAAGAGATGCCTCAATAACTTACTTATTTTCAAACCCCGTAGAAGGAGTTTCACAAGCATATGTTGATGGTTCACTTGCAACAAGGGATGCTTCTTTACAAACCTTTTTCCCTTATACAGGAGGTACTACTTTACCATTAAATACAATAAATGAATTTTCAGGTGGTTCCGGTGTAACCATTGAAGGAGTGTTAATAAAAGATAATGATATTATCATTTCAGGCGGAGAAAAATTATATTTAGATACAGGAGTAGATACTTATATTTACGAAGGAGCAACTGGTGTTATTTCTTTAGTAGCTGATGATAATACATTCCTTTCAGGTTCAGCTACTTATACAAAATCTCATAAACATCTTTTACCTGTTTCTAATAATACTTTGGATATAGGTGAAAGTTCAACTCCATTGTGGTGGAAAGATGTATATGCTCAAAGATATTATATAGATGAAGCTGCAACATATATTTATAGTAATTCGGGAGCTTTAACATTTGTAGATGCCGCAGGCTCAGCGACTTTGGCGACATTAATAGCCGGTGGCGGTGGTGGTGTTACTCAGTCTTATGTTGATGATTACAATATAATTCAAGATACTTCAATAATACATAGAGTTGATGCTTCTATTGCTAGAATAGATGCATCATTAAATGATACTTTAGCTGGAGAAGATTTATTTTATACACAAGACTATATAGATGGTTCTATAAATTCACTAAGACAAGGAATAGTAAAGATTGCTGCTAAAACAGATAATTATACTTTAGTACTAACAGATGCTGGTAAATTAATAACTATGTATAATGCTGCAGCTAAAACATTATATGTTCCACTTCATTCTAGTGTACCATTTCCTATAGGAACTAGTATAACAGTAATTGCTACAGGAGCTGGACAAATAACTATAGCAGCTGTAAATCCAGCGACAACATTATCTAGTGCTGATGGTAAGTTGAATCTAAGAGTTCAATTTAGTTCTGCTACATTAATAAAAGTTGAAGATGATTTATGGTATGTAATGGGAGATATAACAACGTAATATGAATTTAAAATTTTAAAATATGAATTTAAAAAATAAAATATTTAGTATATTAATAGGTTTACTATTAATAGGATCTTTTAATTCTAATGCTCAAATAGGAATTATTCCTGGAGTTATAGCTAGTAGTATGCAAACTGATTCAGAACCAGTTTGGGTAGGTCTAGACCATTGGTGGGAATTAAATGAATCGTCAGGAACTATATATGATTCTGAAGGCGGAGATACGGCTGTTGTAACAGGAGCTATTTATGATGTAACTGCAAGTGATATTATTAGCGATAATAATAGTGCTTTATTTTTTGATTCTGATCATCCAGATTATGCTATATGTGGTACTGGTTTTAATTACGGAGATGAACCTTTTACAGTTACTTCATGGATAATGACAACAGCGACACCTCCAGCTGCTGATGGTGATATTGTATCTGGTACTACAGGAGCTTTCTTTTTTGAAGTTAACAGTGATGGTCATTTAAGTATGGGAAATAGCGGAACAGAGGAAAGTGATCATGCAACTACTTTAACAGAATTAACTCATGGATCTTGGCATTTTATTGGAGTTTCTTGGGATGGAGATACTGCTAGATTTTGTGTAGATGGTGAGCTTGAAGAAATATTAGATTTTATTTCTACTCCTTTTACAGCAGCAACTGATAGAATAGGGATTCGCAGTTTAGCTGGCAATTTTTTTGATGGATTAATTGATGAACTTAATGTATGGGATCATGAATTTACAACAACAGAATGGGCATATTTATATAATGAGGGATATGGAAAAGCTTATGATAGCGGTTCTGAACCAGATCCGCCCATACCACCTTCCTTTAACGTTCTTAAATCTTATGATTTTGAAGATCTTGCATTAGATGCTAGTTTTGAAATACCTGAATTAATGTCATATTTTCAGATTGATGATTATTTTATAAATGAACCGGATTATCATGATCCCCCGGCTATTGTAGAAGATGAAATAAATAGTGTTACGACAAATGTTATAAGAATAATTCATGAAACTGGATATCCTGTAGACTATTATTATTCAGGATTAAGTAATTTCTATTGGAAGTTAGATCAAGATTATGATTCTATTGCACTTGAATTCAATTATAAAATTGATACATCTTATTGTTCTACAGAAGATTTAAAAGCTCCAGGATTTATTACATACCCTTCTCCAGGAGTAGATTATCCTTTATCTGGAGATGGAATAAGAGCTCAAAGTTACAATTCAAACGGAAGTGAATTATGGAGCTATCATTATGATCGCACTGGCGGGGTATGTAATGTAACTTGTGATTGCAATGAAGGGCCTACCCAGAATTGTTGGTGTCCACATAGTAATGGAACAGCAGATTTAGATTCTGTTTATTTAGTGCCAGGTGTTTGGTATAATATTAGAATACATGCAAAGGCAAATACATTTTCAGGATCAACTCCTAATGCTGATGGAATGTGGCAAATATTTGTTGATGGGAAGGTAAAGAATCAAACAAATAATAATAGATTTTTTGAAGATTTAAGTGATACGATGCGTTTTGATGGAGTTGGACTGTATAGTTATACTGGAGGCTCAGGTACGGGAAATCAACCAACAAATGATTTTTATACTTATTTTGATAATATAAAAATTGGATGGCCTGTCGGTGATGATAAATTTGGAACTACTTCATTATATACTGCTACAGAGACAATTGATTTAGTTACTCCTATTATTGATAATGAATTTGTTTATGATGAACTTATAACATCTACTGGTACATTAACTAATGAAACCTGGGGTGGTTCTAATGCACAAAGTACAGAGGAAACATATCTCTTAGATGCAGGAGCAGATGGCACAGTTACAATTGATTTTAACGCAGATTCACGATTAGCTTCGGCTAATTATCTTTTCATATATGATGGAAATAACTCTGCTTCTTCATTAATGAGTTATTATAATAATGAATCAATATCTGCTGATGATACTTATACAAGTTCTGGTAGGTACATGTTTATACGATATAACACAGCAACTAACTGTAGTGATAGTTATGGATGGAGTTTTGAGATAACACATGAGATAATACAAGATGAAGATTTCAATATTGTTGTAACTAAAGATTACACTGGACTTTCGCTTGGTGCAAAAAGTAATGCTGAGATGGAGGCTTATTATGATACAGATTTTTATGGGCATTCTACTACCGATTATAAAGATGTTATTGTAGAAACAACAATTAATGGAGAGCTTGATACTTGTCTTAGAATAACAAATTATGATGATGGAGTTCCTTGGTGCCCTGATTGTGATCCTCCTACATATGGGGTGTGGGGTACTGGTGGTTCAGAGATCACTATAAGTATAGACACTACAATGGAAGAAGCCTTTCTTGCTTACTATGTTAAACTGGATGAGGAATTCAGGCTTGAAGGAGATTCTAAGATGTGTGGGTGGAAACCTTTAAAAGAATGTACATCTGATCCTTATCCCCAAACAGAAGCAAATGGATGGCTTTCTAGAATACAAATTAAACCTGCCGGAACTTTTGATACTTATAATTATGATCGTAGTGACGGTGTAGAACCTTGGTTATCGTATCCTTCAAATCCTTGGGCATATGGCGCAACGACAGAGGAGGATGAACAACCTATTGCTAATTATTATCAAGGAAGTGATTATTTATATAATGATTTCATTACTTATGGTTCATGGCATCTAGTTGAAATGAGATTGAAAATGAATACTTGGGATGGAGAAACTGCTAATAGAGATGGTGTATTTGAAGTAGCTTTAGATAAGAAACTTGTGTTTCAAATGGATGGAATGCGTTTTCATACTCTTGAATTAGATACAAATAAGATTCAGGGATTCTCTATAACACAGTTTATGAATGTAGAAACTTCCGGAAGTGATTTTTATTCTTATGTAGATAATTTTGTTGTATATGTTCCTCTTAATGACACTTTACTTGGATTAGAAGAGTTTCATACTGAAATGTGGGATTCTCCTGTTTCCGTTCCAACAGATGATTATTATACAGATTCTATAATTGATGTAGATACAGAAAATGTTACTATTTCATCTACTGATTCATGGGAAACATATATGTGGACGATTGATGCAGGAACAGATCAGACTGTAACATTAAGTTGGAACAGTGGAGATGTTGGAAGTGGTTCATATGTGGCAGTATTTGATGGTAAAACAGCGGGGTCTGATTTATTAGTTAAATATAATGATGTTAGTGATATGTCTGCTGAAGAAGATGTCGTATCTACAGGACAATATATGTATGTATATTTAGTTTCTGGTTCTGGTGGTGGTGATGACTTAAGTGGTGATATTACTTTTAGTAATGATAGTATTTATATTATTGGTTTAGGTGGAAGTAATTCAGTTCCTGTTTATGATTCTTTAGATAATTATTCTGATTTATATGTTGTAACTAATTGTGCTGTACCTGGAGCTGGTATTAGTGATCAAAAAACAGCATATAACAATCTTCCTCAAGCTACAAAAGATAGAGCAGATTATGTATTTATGTGGCTTGGTGTAAATTCAATAGCTTCTAATAATACTATGTCAACAATGACCTCTTACTATACTCAGCTTATTGATGATATTAACGCTGATGTAGATAGTGAATGTAAGGTGGTTACATTTGCTATGTCTCCTTGGAGAGGGTCTAGTTATTGGAATGCTTCTAGACAAGATACATTTGAGTTATTAAATGATTGGATTCTTTCACTTACGCCTGAAGATGGAGTTGATATAACTAGTACAGCACATTATGATGATGCTGCCGGATTTAATGATAGTTTAAGAAATATTTATAATAGTGGAGATGAAATACACTTAAATGTATTAGGTAAAGAACAAATAGAACAAAATTTAGTTAATATAATTAATGATGTACCATATCGTGAAGTAGTTAGATATGATTGGGCAACTGAAGATGTAGGTACTTGGACTGAGGCAGAAGCTAATTTTTTCTGGGGGTCGGGAGTTAATTGGAGGCACGAGTATTGGGGTACTACTAGTATTGGCGAAGATACTATAGGTGAAGAATATACTAAAATATTAAGAATTAGAAATATTGCAGATGAATTATATCATGGATATAGCGCGTATCCAAGATTTCCACAGGATTCACTATTTGATGAATTATATTGTACTTATATGTTTAAGTTTGATACTACTTGTTATGTAAATCAAGGTGGGAAATTATCAGGATTTTCGGGTTGGTTTTACAATAAAGACAGCGTGGATGATATTGGAGGTCCTTTACATACCTTAAATTTCTCTGAAAATAAAATTTTTGATTACAATTATGATAATTCTACAATCCAAACACATCCTACAAATGAGCCTTGGTCTTCATTAGCAGAAGGAGATTATTTATATGATTCTATCTGGCCTGTTAATGGTAATTGGTATCAATATACTATTCGTGTTAAATTAAATACTTTTAGTGGAAGTTCTCCTAATTCAGATGGAGTATATGAAGCATGGATAGATGGACGTAAAATAATATCGTTCAATGGCTTAAGAAACTATGTTGATTTAGCAGCCTATAATGCAAATAAATTAGGAGTTAGTAAATTTGGTCATTTTTATGGAGGGAGCGGAGTTTCGTATACACCTACAAGAGATATGTATGGAGAGTATGGCCCTATGGTTTGGTATCAAGATACTGCTGACATTACATGGGGTACAACTGATCTCCATCATGATGATTCAATACTTTCTACTCCTTTACCTTCTGCTGTTGATACATTTTTATATGATGTATATATAACTTCTGAAGTTCCTTCTTTTGATGGTAGTAGTTATTTAAATACTGCTTATGATACAATAACAGATAATACATATTTGATTTACGCAGGAGAAGGTAGCACAGTTTCTTTTGAGATAACAACTACATCCTGGGGAAGTAGTGATTATCTTTACATATATGATGGAAATACAACTGATGCAGATTTATTATATGTTCAAAGAACAAGTTCTGGAGATATATCTGGAACTTATAATAGTACACAGCCTTATATGTTTATAAGAGTTTCATATGGACAGAATGACTATTTTCCAACTGGTGCATATAATTTAACTGGTGTTATAAGTTTTGACCCATAACTATACATAAAATATTTCTATTAAGGAGAGTTTGATCACTCTCCTTTTTTAATGTGAATAAATAAAATAAATAAGTTTAATATGGCGGAAGATAGTAATAAAAGTCAAAAAGTTAGTACAGCTTTTTCTAATAGAAATACTGAGGATAGTCCTAATGGCTTACAGATATGTGATGTGACTGGAAACCCTGCATTTGATATGACTGCAATGTTATCTGCTGTTAAAATATATACAAAACTTAATTTTGCTGTCAATCAACTTATTGGCATGGAAGTTAGATGGTTTAGAGCGGTGCCTCAACAAAGAGCTCAAGATGTAATTTTCCAAGAATATACACTGAGTAGTGTTGAGGACACACCGCTTTGTCTTAAAGTTGTGCTACCTGATGGAAATTTCCCAGATAGTAAATACAATTATGATTTAATGGGATTAGAATATGAACTTCCTTTAGAAATACATATCGATAAAGCTTATTGGGAAAGTATAGCTGGTAAAGGAACAGCGCCTCAAAAAAATGATATTGTTTATTTTGCTACTCCTAATAAACTTTATGAAGTAGTTTCATCTTATTTACTTAGAGGATTTATGGAACAAGAAACTACTTGGAAAATTAATTTGAGGAAATATCAACCAAAAGCTTCAAGAAAAGAAGGAGAATCACTTTCAAAAACTATTGATGATTATACAGTTAGTGAATTTGAAATTTTTGGAGAAAAAACTTCTTCTGATGTTCAAAAACTTCAAGATGATAAACAAATGAGTCCATTTACTTCGACAGAAAGAGACAAATATAAATCTATGGATAAAGATTTATTTATTGCAACATCAAAATTAGAAATGTATGGAACTGTTATTGCTGAATCTTTTTATGATTTAAGTTCTTCTTATTATTTTAATGCAGTAACATATAATGCAAGTGATAATATTTCTTCTACTGATGATAGATGTATAACTGCTTGGACTATGATTGATGCCGGAGTTCACAGTGAATATGAAATTTTATCTATTACTGAAAATTCTTCTTTACCTTATCCAGCAAATTATATTCTAAAAATAAAAACAAGAATAAATCCAGTATTAAAAGATGCACCACAAATTGGTGATAATCTTGAAATATCAAGACCCGGAAAACTTAATTTCTATTGTACTTTAGTAGATGACGCTTCTAACAATACATATTATGTTAAAATAGATGATGTAGTAATTGACTATATGGCTTCTATTAAATCTACTTGGACAACTGCAAAAAATTATAAAATGAAGGTGCAACATCCCGTTTCTATATTAGATGGAATAAATGGAGATACATCAGGATTAAAAGTCGATATATATGCAAATCAATATCTTAAAATTGTCTATGGATCTCAAGAACATATAGCTATAATAACTGATAAACTTTTAGATAAAGAATGGTATGGAATAATAGTAAATATTGGAAATTCATGGAGTCAATATAACACATATGTTTATAGACAGCATCCAACTGATGCTACAACAAAACTTCAAAATATATTCTATGAAACAATGAATTTTGTTCCCGAAAATACTATTGTAGATTATTATTCTGTAAATAAATCTCCATCATATCTTACTAATTTAAGATTATATGTATTTACTATGGAAGAAGAAAAACAAATGAATGAATTAATGTCATATTTTGTTCCTGACGGAGATCAACTTATTATAGGCGATAATGCAGATCCTAAATTTAGGAGTCCATATATTGGGCAACAAAGATGAAAATGTTAAAAATTAAAAACTATGAAAATATCTGAAGAAAGAGAAAAATTAGAATCGTTACTACAAACTTCATCTGAAAAAATAAATGATGATGTTCCAATTCCTGGAAATATTCCAGAAGAATTAAAAACTGAGCCACTTATGGGTATTGATTTTGTAGCTTTAAAAGAAATATGTAATGAAGAGGCTCGTACTATGATAAATAATTCTATTGGATTTATTTTAACTCCTGAAATGATTTTTGAAAATGATTATGTCAAAAATAAATTAGAAGTTGACATAATGTCATTAGGTGGAATGATATATCAACTGAGAGCAAATGAAGCTATGCAAAAAGCACTTATGACAGAAGTTGATAGAGGTATGATAAATCCAAGAATGTTTGAAGTTTTTAGTGGTTTATCAAAAACTATTGCTGAAATTAATAAACAATTGTTAGGTACAGTTGAAGCAATTAAATCTACTTATAAAGAAATTAAAAATGATATTCGAGAAAAACAAACTGATGCTCTTGGACCTCACCAAGATTCAAATGGTATGATTACTCAAGGAGATGGCGGAGTAGTAACTTTAGGAACTAAAGAACTTATTAATAGAATGAAAAACCGCCAAGGGAATCAAGAACCTCAAGATATAGAAGAAGAAAAATAAAATTATGTCTACAACAACAATATGGACTACTGATCTTGTCAATCAAACCTTAGAAAAACTTAGGTATGGTATGGATGTTGACATGGGTTGTTTTCATGAAAAAGATACAGAATTAAAAGCTGGTAGGATTCTTTTTAAATTAACACAAGAAGAATTAGAAGAATTTCAAAAATGTTCAAACGATATTGTTTATTTCGTTTCAAAGTATTGTAGATTTATGACAGATGCTGGTAGAACTACAGTGACATTAAGAAAATTTCAGAAAGAAATATTAAAAGAATTATCACAAGAAGAATATAAACCTATTTTAGATGATATGGGTCCTGTAGCAAGAAACTATATTTTAATGGCAAGCAGGCAAACTGGTAAAACTACTACAATTTCTGCATTTTTTGCTTGGTATCTTTGTTTTCATGCAGATAGAAATCTAGCAATTCTTGCAAACAGACATAATACAGCTGTAGAAATTGTAGGAAAAGTTACTGATGTATTTAAAGGATTGCCTTTCTTTTTAAAACCAGGAATTATAAATGCAAATCAATCAGGTTTAAGACTAGATAATGGTTGTCAATTATTGTCTCAAGCTACTACAAAAACTGCGCAAATTGGTTTTACTATTCACGTATTATATGCAGATGAATTTGCCCATATTGCATCTAATATAGTAGGTGATTTCTGGAGATCTGTTTATCCTACACTTGCGTCGTCAGAAATTTCTCAATGTATTATTACATCAACACCTTCTGGACAAGCTAATTTATTTTATGAAATATGGGATAAAGCTGTTAAAGGTAAAAATACATTCAAATATAAAAGAGTTGATTACTGGGAAGTTCCTGAACACGATGAAGAGTGGGCAAATATCATGCGATCTAACTTTAGCGAAGAATACTTTGCACAAGAATTTGAACTTAAATTCAATTCAGATTCAAAATTACTTCTTGGTTCTAAAGAAGCTACTTTTATTAAAAGAATTGAAAAAGAGTATGTATTTAAAGATCTTGATAATACGAGTTTAGAAGAAGAACTTTATAGAAATCTTAAGTGGAGACCAGATTTTGATCCTAACCAAGGATATGATCCTCTAAAAGATTTATTTGTTATTTCTGTTGATACTGGAGAAGGTAAAGAATATGATGAAATGAAAGATAATGATTACAATGTATTAACTATTTATAAATTAGAAAAGAAAAGTTTAGTGCAATTAAATCGTTTAAGAAAAGATCAATATCTTATAAGAAATATGTTCAGATTAAATCAAGTTGGTTTATATAGAGATAATTTAAAAGATGAAGAAATTGCAGCAAAAGTAGCAAAAGCTGTTGTATTTGATCAATTAGGAGGAGAAGCTTGCGTAGTTGTATTAGAAATGAATTTTAATGGAAAATTCTTTTTAAATATTTTTCAACAACATGAAGAATACTATGATGATATTGTAATGAGAACTTATCATACAAAACCTGTTCCTGGAGAAAAACCACCGAAAAGAAAAGCAGGATTTAAAGTTGGAAATGATAAAGAACATTTCTGTAAAGAGGGCAGAAGTTTAATTAGAGATAAAACTTTACTTCCAAATGATACTATTACAATTTTAGAATTCGCTTCATTTGGAAAAGATAAAAGAGGAAAATATAAAGGAATTGGAACTCATGATGATACTGTAATGGCAACTCTTAATATTTCTAGATTATATAATGAACCATCTTATAGTGATAGACTCTATGACATATTAGAAGATATGCCAGATTCTAAAAATAAAAATCTGATGAATTTTTATCTTAATAGGTATGAAGATACAACTGATAATATAGGAGATGACGTATTTACTTCATTATATGCTAATGATAATACTCCTACTCCTCCATCAGTTCCCGATCTTAATGAAATGTTTAAAAAGGGTTCTACAGAAAGAGCACGTTGGAAAGCTCCAGCGCGAATGGTATCTAAATAAAGATAATTTTAGGTGATATGTTTTTTGATATATAATAAAAGAACACTATGATATCAAAAGGTATTTAGAACTTGAAAATTTAAGAATAAATAATAAAAATAAAACAAACATACTATGGCAAAAATAGCTTTAGATCTTTCACAATTTAAATCAGCTGGTGTTTATACTGTTGAAATTGATCAATCAGAAAGAATACAAGTAACTACTCAAACTTTAAGATTAGTTCCAGGTTTTTCTGCAAAGGGTCCATATAACGCACCTGTTTTCATTAGAAATACCAAAGATTTATATAGAATATATGGTGGGATAGATACAAAACTAGAAAGAAAAGGTTCTTTCTTCCACAGAACTATAGAAACATGTTTATTAACTGCTCCGGTATTTGCAATAAACTTACTTAAAATAAGTACTATAGCTGGAAGTGGAGATAATATTCAATATGTTCCTTTAATGGTAGAAGCAAGCACTTATACTTCAAGTGTTGTAAATATTCAAGATCCTTCTGCATTAAGTAGTGATTATATTAATTTCTTTAATAGAGAAAGATTCTGGAAACCAGATGAAACTTATTTACAAGGAGTTGTAAATAATTCAGTATTAGCTTCTGATGATTTAAGCGCACCTTTATTTTCTGTTGTAAATATCGGAACAAAAGATATTTCATTTATTATAAGAAAAGCTACTGGTTTAAGTGGTTATGGAGTAACAGCTACTGATTGGTATGGTTCTGCTGCAAATATTCCTTATGAATGGATTCGTCCTTATGATTTAATGGAAGATTATTTTATTCAAGTTATTGCAATAGAAGGAAATTGGACAAATTATGCTAATTTAGCAGCAGATCCTTATTATTCTTCTTATTTTAAAAATACATCAGATGCAAGTGGATTAACTCCATCGAAATTAAGTGGTTTTATTAATGCAGATAATGTTGGATTACTCGGTTCTTGGACTGGAACACTTATTCCTGATTTTAAAGATCAAACTGGTGCAGAACAATTTTTACCAACTGTTATTAACGGAGCTTCGTCATTAACTGGAGTATATTGTACAGTTAACAGAGACGCTCTTGATCAATTAATTTGGGATGAGGATAGCGATCAATGGGAATCTGGAGATGGAACTGGAGCAACTGCAGCTTCTTATTTAGTCGATCTAGTAGGACATGCTTATGCAAACGATAGAAACGGTAGTCATGATAGTATAAAATTTTTAAGTTATGATATTGATGTATCAGATAATATATTACATTATGATGCAAACGTTACTATGTTTGTTGATTCAAGCACTGCAGCAAATGGAAAGAAATTTTTCCTTGACGCGTCAACTGCTGATAATCTTTATATAAAAGTTGGTGCATTCGTATCATCTGCAGCAACAATTCAACCTGGATTAACAGTTATTACTAATAAATACAGATTTGATTCTTCAATAGTTATAGAAACTGCTGATCCTGTATATGGGTGGAGTACAACTGGAGTTGATGCATCATTAGTAGTTCAATTACCTATAGAAGATGCTTCTATAAATAGAGCATATAAAATGATTCACTTAGCTGGATTTAAACTTCGTAATAAACATGTACCTGGATATGATGTAAATGGTACTAAAAATGCTGAAGCTGGTTTAGATAAGATTTATGGAATGCTTCATGATTCAGGAATTCTAAGAGGATTAACAAATCCAGATATGATTAACTATCGTTACGTTGTTGATACAATGGCTTATGGATTAGGTGCTAATCTTGGAGGAAAACAACATTTATCAAATCTTGCTAAGAAAAGAGGTAAATGTATGGCAATTATTAGTGCACCTGCGATGAAACAATTAGCAGCATCACAAAATCCTTATTTTGTTGATACTTACGTATCAGGTGTAGATCCAAAACCTATTTTCAATACAGCTTGGATTCCTGAAGGTGGTAATCCAGATATGGCAAGAACATTTAAATTTACTATGCCTTCTGAAGAATTAGGAGCTAAGTATTGTGGAATATTTGGACCATTCTTAAGATATAATGAAAATGGAAAACTTATAGATGTTCCACCTGCTGCTGATGTAGCTAATGCTTATGCACGTAAATTTTTAGGCGGAAATCCATTCGCAATAGTTGCAAACAGAAATGGTATTCTTTCAAATCCTAAATTATCAGGAGTAGAATATATGATTGATAAACAAGATAGAGATTCATTAGAACCTTGGGGTTACAACTCAATCATTGAAAGACCAGCAACGGGACAAATAATGCTTTACTCTAATGCAACTGGATATCAGAGTGTTAAGAGTGATTATAATAACTTACATGTTAGAGAATTACTTAATACTTTAGAACTTCAAATTGATGAAATTCTTCAGAATTATGTATTCGATTTCAATAATGCAGTAACAAGGTTAAATATCATAAATTCAATATCCCCGATTCTTGAAACAACTAAGGATGCAGGAGCTATTTATAAATATGAACTTGTAATGGACGATACAAATAATACAGCGGCCATTATAGCAGATGGATTTGGAATAGTTGATGTTGGACTTTGGATTACTGGTGCACTTACAAAAATTGTAGCACAATTTACAGTAAATTCTGAAGGAGCTGTTAGCTCTGGAGGTTATGCAGGATAATAAAAATAAAAATAAGTAAATAATATGGCTGATAATAATTTTACAAGTCAGGGTTTATACGGTTTATCACACTTTAGAAATACAAGGGCTGCACAAGAACTCTTTGAACCAGTATATAATAACTTGTTCACTGTTCAGATACAAATGCCCGTGGGTGTTGGATCAACTCCTGAAGGTACTAATCTACTTTTAGAAGGTATTAGAAATGTAGGTGGATTGCAATCTCATTCATTCCCGACCAATTTAGCTTCTCAGAAGTTTAAGTGGGCTGAAAGACGTTTCGCTGGTGCAAAACCAGAGAAAACAACAATGGATGTAACTTTTGATTTCGAAGTAAACGTAAATAAAACTCCAAGTGCATATACAGTTAAAACTCTAAGAAAATGGTGTGATTTAGTTTATGACCCACTTACAGGTAGAACTGGATTAAAAGCTGATTATGTGGCTGATTGGGCTTTAATTACTCTATATGATAGAGGAGCAAGACCATTTTGGCAGTGGAAATTATATTATCCATTCCCGATGACAGGAATTCCAGAAGTACCTCTTGATTATGATAATGAAGAAGTATTTAAAATTACTGGATTTACTTTGGCCTGCGATTTTTGGGACGAAACAATTGTTTAAGAAAATAGTTAAAAATTTTTAAGGAGAGACAAATGTCTCTCCTTTTTTATTCCAGACATATTTTAAATTACCACTACCAAATATTTTAAAATATTTTCGCTCTTTCATAATTTCATCAGCAGTTTTCTTCGGATCAGCACCTTCTTTAACTAATATATGTTTCATAAAATTACTTCTATGATAACGTTTATCTTTAGCCCACCAATAATTAACCCCTGTATGCCCTTCGTTTTTAAAACCTAAGGTATCATATAACTTTCCATTAGAAATGTCCAGATTGGCATAAGAGATCACCTGGGATGGCTTGTAGGTATCAACAAAATGTTTAATAGATACTTTAAAGAGAAACATTCAACTAGTTGCTAAAGATTTTTCTGCAGTTTCAACAGACGCTTCACTTAACTTTATTAAAAAAATAATTAAACTATAAAACTAGTCACTTTTCTTACATATAAAGATATATAACATATAACAACGTTAAAATTTTTAAATATGGCAGATAAAGAAGTCGAAAAACAACTACAAGAATTTGTAGAAAAAGAAGAAGGAAAAAAAGAACATGTAGGAGCAAAACTCACAGAAGCTGCTGCTCCTGTTTTTCCTTGGCAAAAAACTGAATCTCAAATATCTATGGGAAATGAGATAGGATGGCAAAAAATTCCAATAAAAGATTTGCCAACTCAGGGTTTATTTTATCCTGAAGATGCAGAAATAACAATTAGATCTGCTACTGCAGGAGAAATACGCCACTGGTCAACTATAAATGAACAAAACATTACAAATTTGGATGATATGTTAAATTACATATTAGAAAGATGCGTATCATTTAAAACTTCAGAAAAATTTTCATCTTGGAAAGATATAAAAGAAGTTGATAGATTTTATATCTTATTAGCAGTAAGAGAATACACATTTGTAAAAGGTGAAAATCAATTACAAGTAAAAACTTCTGAAAATTCAAAGATTAATGTAACTAAGGAAATGATAGATTACATAAGATTAGAACCTAAACTTATGAAATACTATAATGAAGAAAAAAGAGGTTTTTTATTAGAGTTTAAAACTGGCAAGAAAATGGAAATTACAATTCCAAGTGTAGGTGTAACAAATTTTCTTAAAAATTATATCAATAGAAAACAGAATCAAGAAGAAATGTTTGATATGGATTTTATTAGTTTTGCTCCATTCGTAATTAAGGATTGGAGAGGATTAAATGATAATACATATGAGCAAATTATGACAGAATCTCAGGGATGGTCAATTTCAGAAATTTCTGTATTAACAAGAATAAAGGAATTATTTATTGAAACAGTTGATCCAGTAGTTAGATATAATGATGAAGGAGGTATGGAGCGTGTAGCTCCACTTAACTTTCTTGGAGGGATCAAATCTCTTTTCCTTATTTCAGATCCATTTGGAGAACTGGTTTAAAATTGAATTTATTTTTACAAAAAATCTTCATATTACTCCACTTGAATTAGATCAAATGGAATTCTTTAGAGTTGAATATATGATTCAAAATTATGAAGAATTTATAGAAGAAGAAAAGAAACAGTATAAAAAACAAGAAAAAGATAGTCAGATGAGCTTTAGTAAAAATAAAGTTCCTCAACAATTTAAAATGCCTAAAATGGAAATTCCAAAAATGAATGTTCCAAAATTCTAAAGTGTCTTAATTTAAGACACTTTTTCTTTTATATGAGATATATAAAATAAACAACTTCTTATGGCCCAAGATGGTAATGCAATATTGAAGCAAATACTTGGTGTAGTCATTCAAATAAGAGATCAAGAAAAAAAAGACAGTAAATCTGATACAGGAGCTAGCCCGTTATCAGGGTTGTTTGGAAAGAAGGGAGTATCTAAAGAAGCTAAAGATGGTGCTAATGTCATTAAATCAATTTTTGAGTCTATCACAGAATTTAATAAAGTTAAAATAAATACTAGAAGAATAGATGCTACTTCTAAAGCATTAAAGGGTTTATTTAATACAATTATTTTTATTGGTCGAAAATATAGAACTATAGGAAGGGCTATTCATTTATTTGATACATTAGCTAGAAGTCTAAAATCTATGACAAGATTTGCAAAAGCTATGACCAATTTATTGTTATCTATTGGTTTTTCTATAGTTGCAATTGCGGGTGGAATTGCTTTAGCTGGAGTTCTTTTAGGAACTAGAGGAAGACCGTTAGCTACAATGGGTATTCTTGTTGCAGTTCTTACAGGACTCACATTAACTATGGTATTATTAGGGAAATTTGAAAGACAAATTGATAGGGGTTCTAGAACAGCTAAAGGTATGGGAGTTGGTTTGATGCTATTATCTGGAGGATTGTTTTTATTTACTTTGACAATTGTTAGTATAGGAAAAATATTTGGCGCTACAGGCGCTAAAGGAATAGTGGTAGGTTTACTGGGTGCAATTGGAATGATTGCTGTAATGGGATTAGTATTTGCAGGATTGGGTCAATTAGCTGGTTCAATATTTGTAGGTTCTATAGCTGCTGCAGCGATGGGAATTGGTTTAGCCTCTTTATCTTGGGGTCTCAGTAAATTAGCAGCAACTGCTGCTGAAATAACAAATTTAGGAGATGGTGGAACTGCCAGAAATAAAAAAGGAGAAACAAGAGGAAAATTTGGACAATTAATGTCTGAAATAGGGCCAGGATTAGGTGCTATTGCAATTATGACTGTTTCTGCTGGATTATTATTTTCTGGACTTGGTTTATTAGCAGGACCTATAATTCTTGGTGTAATAACAGCAATTGGAATGTCATTGGGTTTAATACTTTTTGCTAAAGCTACACAAAAGATGATGACAATAGCAACTAAATTAGATACATCTGATGGTCCTAAAGGAATTAAGACTGTTATAGGAGGGATGGTTGGTGGAGTTCTTGGGGGTTTGATTGATGGTGTTGGAGGAGCATTATCTGGAGGAGAAAAAGGATTAAAGGGTTTTGCAAAAGGTATAAAGAATATTGCAATTTTAACTGCAGGTATTGGATTATTAATGGGTGTTTCTGTTATGTTATCTATGTTTGCAAAAGCTATGACAGCATTTGTGAATCTTGGTAATATGAGAGTTATTAAAAGTTATAATGAAAAAACTGGAGAACCTGTATTTGGAGAAAATGTAGATATTAGAGGAGTCGGAGAAACTGTAACACTTACAATAGGACAATTTTTAAAAGGATTAATAACAGCAACTGATGGTTTAACGAGAAGAGAAGCTGGAGCTATTAAAAAAATGGGTAGAGCTTTAACTGGTCGTAGAGGAATTTTAAGAGCTGTAATTGATTTTACTGATGTATTAAAAACATATGCTGAATTTGGTCCTAAAGGTAAAATTGGTTATGTTGATATGATACCAGCTGGTACAGATGAAGATGGAAATGCTATGTTTAAGCAAGAACCAAAAACAGTTTTAATTACTGAAATTGTAACAAGTATAATAGATTCCTTTGGAGAGTTTGTAAGTCAACTAGCTTCTAGAGCTGATGAATTTGGTGTTAATCGCAGAGAAGGAAACTCTATGAAAAGATTAGCTTCTGCTTTAACTGGAAGAAGAGGTATGCTAGGTCCTATTGTTGAATTTACAAAGGTTATAGATGCATATGCTAGATATGGTTCAGAAGGTAATATAATTCAATATAAAACTGATAGTAATGGTGAATTAATTCTTGATGCAAATGGGGAACCAGATATATTAAAAATTCTTTCTATAGAAGATATTGCTGTTACTGTAGCAGATGTATTATCTAAATTTTCAACAAAATTAGCTACTGAACTAGAAAGAACAGATAGAGGTAGTGCTAATAAGGCTGCAGATAAAATGAAAAGTTTTGATAAAATGGTTACCCAATTGGGAAAATTAGCTGAAAGCACTGCTGGATTGGATATGGCTTCTGTTTCATTAATGAAAATGGCTACAAGTATAGGTGCTTTAGCTGATAATATAAATAAATTAGATGCTGATAAAGTAGATTTATTTGGAGAAATTGTTAAGCTAGATAAAAATGTAGGAGGAGGGATATTTGGAAGAAATCGAAATCAAAATGAGTCAGCAAATGTTGCTGCAGAGGAAGAATCTAAAACAACCATTTCTACTACTGTTGCTCCTACAACAACTGCTAGCCCAATAATAAATACTCAAGAATTAGCAATTGCTATAGGTGATAGAGTTGCTGCTGCGTTTAAATCTGGTCAATTTCGTTTTGAGTTTGCAACTGATAAATCTGGTGTAATGAGTTTTGACTAATTTTAAATCTTTATATGCATTTTATCATATAAAAAATAAACAATTATGATTCAAAATAAATGGACAGGAGAAGAATTTCCCGTAGAATTCATTTATCCTTTTTATAAGACTAATAAGTTAAAAGATAGCGAGAGTGTATTAAATTCAGTAGACTATGAATATCACAATCTTATTATAAAAATTTTAAGGGAAGGGTTATGGAAAGAAAATAGAACTGGGACCAAAACACTTTCTATTTTTGGCCCTCAAGTAATATTTGAGAATGTAGAATCTAACTTTCCATTAATTAGTACTAAAAAAGTTCATCTTAAATCAATTATTGGAGAATTATTGTGGTTTCTTTCTGGATCTACTAATAAACATGTTCTTCGTGATAAGTATGGAGTTACTATCTGGGATGAGTGGGGAGATGATGAAACTGGAGAACTTGGTCCAGTTTATGGACACCAATGGGTAAACTGGACTTATGTAAAACCTGATAGTGAATTATTAAACGCATGGAAAAAGGGTTTGACACATTTTCCGGGAGGATTTAAAGCAAGACATAAATCAATAAACCAAATACAAAATATTATTGATACTCTTAAAAAAAATCCGGATGATAGAAGAATGATTGTATCAGCTTGGCATGTTGATCAAATTCCTTTAATGGCTTTACCCCCTTGTCACTGGAGTTTCCAATGTGATACACGACAATATCCAAATAATAAAAAAAGAACCTTAAACTTGAAAATGAATATTCGCAGTTGGGATATTTTTCTTGGAGGGCCTTTTAATATTGCATCTTATGCTATTTTATTATTAATGTTAGCTCAGGAAGTAGATATGATCCCCGGAAATCTTATTATTTCAGCTGGAGATGTGCATATTTATGAAGATCATTTAGAATACATATATCAACAATTACAAAGAGGTTCAAAAAGTTCAACGCCCCAAATGAAACTTAATTCTAAGAAAGGTTTTTGGGATTTTACTCCAGAAGATTTTACTTTAGAAAATTATAACCCTCATCCAAACTGGAAAAATATTCCGATAGCTGTATGATAAAGATTTTAAATGATGTACTTTTATATGTAGATTTAGTAATATTAGGTATAATAATATTTTTGGGAATACTTATTATTATAAGAACGACTAAATACATTAAGTTAGTTGATAAAAATGGAAGAGATAAAATAGTTAAATATATAAGAAAAACATCTAAATTTAATAAAGAACCTCGTAAAAGATTAAAATTTTAAAAAA